ATACTTAGCAAGGAATAAATGAGATACCATATCATTGGTTAGATCCATATCTAATCCCTGATGGAGTAATTTTAAATTAGGGTATTCTCCATTTTTTTCTGTAAAGAAAATTGCGGAAAAACTACTAATACCAACCATAATTTTTTGCACTTTATAAAATAAAGGCATAGATTGTGGAGGTAATATAATCTTAGATGATATAATATCAGCAAAAGAAATATTAAAAAATCCTCCTTGGTCTGTGAGTACAGTATTTAAAGCTTGGAGTTCAGGAAAAGTTATTAAATTATAACAAATCTGAACTCTATTCTTTAAAATACTAGTACTTCTAATTTGATTTATGTATTTTTCAATATCATGAATCAAAACAGATTTAAAAGTATCTACATTTAATTCCGAATGAAACCTTTCATCTTTTGGTAAAAGAGTTATATCAAATTTGTTAGTTAACAAATAATTATGAACAATTTTACTTATAAGACCAGGTTTCAATCAACCAATATCTCTACCAAAAAATGATTTTGGGTGTTCTCTTGAAGATATCAAAGATAATACATCAGATAATCTGATAATATTATTTTGAAATAATTGAGTTACAAACCCAACCATAGGATATATACGATCTATAGTTTTATCTGTAGATCGTCTGTTTCCTATGATTAGCAATTTAAAAAGATTTTTTCCTCATTTATTATTTATTAAACGAGAAGTTACCGCCAATCTTCCAAAGAAATTATTAGACATTAATAATTCTTTGAAAGATAAGGGAGAAACATCCTTCCCATAATAGGAAGTTCGTTTAGCAAACTCTAATACAGGTAAATCTTTTGAAATTATAGATTTAGATAAATTTATAGATATACCAAGATTATTACATAATACTTGATATTCTCTAGCAATATCTGAATCATAAAGACTAAGATCATCTCCTAAAACAAGATATTGGTCGTACCAATCGCCTCTTTTAACTTTATTTAATTTGCAAGCTAGATATTGAATCATCATATGATGAGTAAGATTTAGCATTGCTCAAGAAGATAAAGCCCCCATAGGTTGCCCTACGGTATATTGAAGTAACTGAGAAGGAATACCATAATTATTTTCTGGAATAAAATATTTTCTAGAAACTAAAATAGTAGACCATAGATAACCAATATTATTTCCAAATAAACTATTTAATATAGTCGATTGAGAAATAACAGGTAATCTATCAGTAGCTGCACTTAAGTCAAAACCATAAGAACAGTTATATTTCAAAGATAAACTTTGAGCATATAAAAATCCTTTATTTTGATCATGAGTAAAATCATTAGGTAATTTTTTAAATAAATTAAATAATACCTTATGTAAAGGAGCAAACAATGATTGAGTTATTATATCAACCATTGCAAAAACTCTCAATTTTCCTGCAGCTTCTTCTTTAAAAGAAAGGCTACCTAAATGACCATTATTAGTACCTATTCCTAATATAAGAAATTTTGATTTTAAATATTCTATATTAGAAAATAAAGTAATAATATTCTTTGAATTAGTGATTTCTAGGTATCTATTGACACTTTCAAAAAGAATTTCATCTTTTTTTAAGGATCAATAAGCACCAATTAATCGAGTATAACTCACAGATCCTAAAGGAGATGATTTAACTAAAGGTAAAATTTTAGTTACATTCAAATCTTTAATATCCAATTTAGAAAATTTTGTTAAATAAATGGAACTATTACTAGTTAACCATCAATTAAAATCGTCTAAATGGATACCAGATCCACTAAAATTATCAGTAATAGTAGATAATTTAGGAGAAAAAGGAACTTTAATTATTCTATATAATGAAAATATAGATAAATAAAGTCTTATTATCCTTAAACTACCATTACAGATGGACATTCTATCAGTTAATTTAATAACTGAGGGAAGACCCGATCTTGATAATCGAGGAAAGTTATACTCTGGTTCAATCTCTCTCATAGAAGAGAAAGGTTGACCAGCTAACTTTTTCTGAATACAAAGTTGAGATGCTTTAAGGTATTTGACTGTATATAATTCTCCGTGATTTTTAACCATTTTGATTAAAAAAATACCAAGATTATGTAACATTCTAAACCGGGAAGTCTCCTTAGTACTTAAAAGAGACATAGTTACTATTCTGTAACCAATAACTTTAAGTACTAATAACAAACTTTTTGGGTTTGTTAGTGAGATCATAGAACCTACTTTGTAAACATCTTTATACAATTTTAAATTTGAATGATAAGACTTTAATAAGTTTTGTTTTTTCATTTAAAATATATAATAAATATTCATAGTCTAGTGGTTTCATAAACCTTTTATAAAGAGGATTTATGACCTACATAGATTAGAATCTTTGTGTATGATTTATATCATTTGAACACAGATGAAATAAAGTAGTCCTAGTCTGCGGTTCCTCAAAAAGAGGGACAGAAGACCAAAAGGTACCACCCGTTTTAGTTAAGTCGAAGACTTAAGCTCTAAAACTATTATTTCGAAAAACATATCTCCGTGTTTATACTCAAGAGTATAATACCCAGTAGAACGTTTAACCAAGATAATCTCTTGGGATTTCCGTAGAGTCTAGTTG